CTTCCTGTAGCACTAACACCATCAATATTAAATCTAGCGTTATGATGAACCGTTACCGATCCAACTGCTGAAGTAGCTGAAACCCCTGATATAACAACATTAGCCTCACCATCTACATCTACACCAACGCTACCGACAGATCCTACGGCTCCTGGTGCATTAGCAACAGCATCGCCATTTACGCCTACACCTCCAATAGCTGATGTTGCAGACTGTCCTGTTGGTACTATGTTTGCTTTAGCAACTGTAGATATAGTACCTAATGCACTTGTACCAACTTGAGATGAAAGTGTTTGATTTGCTTTTCCTACAATTGATAGTGTGCCAAGAGCACTTGTGGCTGTTTGTCCTGTTGGAATTACATTAGCTTCTGCATCTGTAGAAATAGTGCCTAAAGCAGAAGTGCCAGCAACGCCAGATACATTAACGCTTACTGAAACTGAGGCAGGTTGACCCCAAGGACCTGTTCCCCAAGTGGAACGACCCCAACCAACAGCCATTTATTAAGCTATTCTTATAATAGCTGTACTTGCTGCTGCTGCTGGGAAAACAATAGTGAAATCACCTGCTGTAGATGTTTTATCTCCACCAAAGTCGATTGTAGCTACAGATTTGTCACTATTAGTGTCGTTATAGATTAAACAACCCCTTGCAGTAATAGTAGCTGTACCAAAGGTTAAATCTGCAAAATCAGTAAACCCTGTAGTGCCACTGCTTGTTGGTGCTACTTTTGTTAAAGCGGCTCCGCCTGCTGTGTAGTTAGTACCACTTACTTCTTGTGAGGTTGAATAAGCAGTTGTAGTAGCTCCCATAGTCGCAGAACTTGTAAAAAGAGCAAGTTTGAAAGCATTACCATTTGTTGCAAAGTTGTGTGTTGCTGTTAATAGTTCTTTTTTAAAACTTGTAGTTAATGTTGATGTAATGGCCATATTAAATACCTTTAATTATTTTTGCTATATCTTCGCTACCTTGACCTGATAAATCCTGTATCAAAGTTGCTTTGTAAGATTTTAACGCATTTTTTATATAAATCAAACAAACCTTGTAAATCATATCTCTATAGGCTCTAGCCTGTTCTTTTACATAAGGATCTTCACTATCACTTGCACTAACTATTTTTTCTGTAAGTCTTTCTGCCCAGAACTCTGGAGGATGTCCACCATAATTACTTGTTTTAGCCTCTATAAGGCCTAATCCAGGCATACCTGCTGGTGTTATCTCATCTACCATTTATTTGGCTCTGGTGGTTTTAGGTGAGAATCATGCCTATCTATAAGTATTGGTTGTTGTGATTTTTTTGTTATCTCAAGATTATTTATTCTTTCTAGCTTCAAACCATTTTCATCTGCCATTACTACCAAAGGATTACTTAACCTATGGTAACCGTAGAGTTTTTGTTCTGCTGGTACATCAGTATCAAGTAAACCTGAAGTGTGTGCTACTTCAACTTGCATACCGTTTGCTATACATTTACTTAACCAAAACTCAGTACATCCCCTGCCTGCTTCAGCAAAATGTAAATTGCCTTTATATGAAAAATCAACACCAAACATTTTTAAAACTGATACTTCATTCCATAATGCAAAGGCTATAGCATAAGCAACTGTATTGTTTAAGTAATAACAGTTAAGTTGTGTTACAACCTCTTCTATAGGATATTCAACTAAACCAGGGCATCTGTCATCTAATTCACAAGTATAAATAGGTCCTTCATGTTCTTGAAGCATATTTTTCATGCTTTCAGTTTGTCCACCTGCATCTTCTGTATCTAAGAACCTAGATGCAGGATCCATCATAAATACCCTATCATGATAAATTACTGTACCTACACCATTGATTGCCCACACTTCATCAAAGTGAACACCATGTGATTTTGCTAAATTATAATCAAACCAGCTTTTACCTAGACCAACTATGGCTACTGATTTGCCCTTAAGACTTTCAATTTTTTCCATTAATTTTTAAGATACCGTTGTCCTCAAAGAATCATAACGGTATTCATCTCTCCTTCCGCGAGCTTCTGCAAGGTTTTTCAACCTAGAAATTTCATTTGCAAAGCGTTGCTCGTATTGCTGTGTCAAATCATTTTCACCTTTCATAAATATATATGCATCTACTAAACTGCCGTACAGTAAAGCATTTCTTGCATTATTTGAAATCCAAGTACCCGTAGTATCTGTAACTAAAGAGTTTGGTTTAAATAAATAGTGTAATTCTACGTTATAGTCTGCATCTGGTACTGGACTTACAATAATAGTAGAACCGTTATTAGATGCAGTAGATAATTCTTTATCAAAGTCTGCGTAGTATTCTGGCCTGCCTCTTTCACTTGTTGCGGTAGGATCTACTGCATATTCACGCATGAAAGTTACGTGTTTTTTATCTAAATAGTGGTAATCACCACTACCGTCTATAACAGCTAATGAAAAACTCATCTGATAGTCAGTTGGTGCAGTCAAATAAGTGTTACCTGTTGTTAATGTACCTGTAACATTTTTTCTAAAATAATCAAACTGTATTAACTCAAATATTCTTTCCTCAGCATTTTTTATAAAATCATCAAGCGTATTTACAAAAGTTGTTTCTGTATTTTCGGTATAGTTTTGAATTAATGTTTTTAATTCTGCTAATGTCATGATGTAACTATTGTAACCTCACCAAGGCCACCTGTCATCTCAGTAACGGTAAAGTTTGTAGGTAAGGTAGACGGATTCATAAAGTCTGGTTTGAAAATATTTGTATTTATCACAACGACAAACCCCTCACCCTCTTCATGATCATTATTAGGTCTTGGTTTATATAAAGCTTCTGGATCTGCTGTAGCAGTTAGTGGTTCTAATTGTGGATGTTTTGGCTCATAACAGCTTGGACAAACTTTTAAGTTATTCCATTCTTCTTTTAGTTCTAATAATTTATATTCAAACCCACATCTATCGCATAGTGCTTTAGCAAATTTACCAGTAGCATAAGCCATTACATCATCCTAATACTAGGTCTTATATTAAAAGAAGCTCTATCTTCATCTTGATCTGCCGCTCTTCTAAATTCTTCTTCGTATATTGCTTTTAACTGTGCGGTTCTTTCAGGTGCTCTTTTAAGTGATATGTAATAGGCAAGTCCAGCTGCAAAACAAGGAAAAAATCTAAAAGGCATATCCATTGTATTTGTAGGCTTATCTGCATCATCCATTCTAACTATTTTATTGAATACCAAAATATCTGTTGAGTTCTCTGGTGCTGGCCATATTTTTAATGCTGGTGTAGAAAGTTTATCTAAAAAGAATTGTGATGGCCTGGCTTTTGTTGTTTTGTTTGGAATATTAATATATTCAGATCTACTAATTCTATTCATGCTAATATCAGTTTGTGTTTGGTTTATTGTTCTACGTAGAACAACGTCTAAGATGTCAATAACATTAGAATTTAGAGAATAATCTGTGGTGCCTTCTGTAACAGTTTGTGTGGCTTGTTCTATAGTCCATTGGTTTAATCCTCTGTTAGCCCACTCAGCTAACATCAAATTTATTGATCTACGTGCTGTTTTAAGATCATACCCAGTTCTAAGCTCCAAACCGCATCTTTCAAAAGCCTCTTCAACAAATTCAGCTACATTTGGCTCAAAATCTGTACTACTTGATAATGCCATTATTTTTTCTTTTTAGTTTTTTTAAGAGATTTTTCTATTTGTTTCGCTTGTTTTGCGTGTAACCTAGAAGCTCCCTTTAGCTCTTTGATTAGTTTTCTTTTTGCTGCTACGCTTAATTCTGTCATAATTAATCCTCATATAAATTATCGAAAGTTATTGATGGATCAAGATAACTTTCATGTCCTTCTGCTGAATGTTTCCATTGAGAAGGCTTAAACTGTGGTGGGCCTTCGCCTGTTACCCATAAGGCAGGACTTGTAGCCCTAACTCTGTTATTAGGTAAAGCAACTAAGTTACCCTTCCATTCACAGTCTTCTGTTATATATAATACATGACTTTGTTTGTGTTGTGCAGGGTCATCTGCAATATCTGTATTTGTGTAGTCAACCGTAAAAAGATACTTTGCTTGATAAAAGTGGCCTTCTATTTTAGCAATCCAAGGCGAAGAACTAACTCTATCCATAACGGTTACTGCATGATCTCTTGCTTCACAGTCCCAAGGTTGTGCTAAATGATCCTCCATAGGATTAGGATAGTCTTCCATAGGAATGTCTGCT